TCGGCTTATCAAAGATATTGATGCTCACATTGACATACTTCTTACCGTTGTAGGTGTATGCGTGTGCCTCGGCATCCGTTATGCAGATCGCCGCAGTTAGCCATGATCCGCTTCTTTTCTTTCCGTTTCCTAGTCTTATTTTTGATTTGGTGTCCATTTGGTTTTATGTGGTTTTTGGTTTTCTTCCTCTTTTCACAGGTGCAGGTGCTTCACCTTCTATCAATACTTCGGCAACTACTTCTTCTTGATCCCTGTACCATGTTGTATGTTCTGTGTTAGTGTACCACCCATAAAGGTAGTTGACCAACTCCATGCGACAGCTACTGCACCAATGGCTAAAGTTGTGCTTTTGTGAAACATAGGTAGTGTATAGGTGGATCAATTCCGTGTATACATCCTTTTCGTAATTACGGATAAATGCGTGCTTCTTGTAGCATTCGTACAGAGGCATATGCTTCTTGAATAATTCTAAATCTTCAGGTGTCATAGTTCAAATTTATTAGTGATATATGCTTCAACTAAAAGGTAGATGAAGGGGACTGCGCTGCTTATAAATATTGCAGAAAGCAAATCCGTTTTTAAGACTAGATAAAACAGGCTGATCCAAAAGGACATACAAAAGGTACATCCAAAAGGCTTGCCTAAAGTAATTCCTGTTACTTTCTTAAATATTTTAGGAATGTTAATAATATAATAGTAAAGCAGTGTTAACCCGATTGCCCCTAATACACCAACTGCGATTTGATACATGATCTAATTTTTTTAATTGTTATAAAAATTGAAGTATGAGGGATTCCTGTTTGCTTTGATACCTTCCGAACGCTTCCTAGTTCCACATACATACTAAGAATTTCCTGATCGTACCAATACATTCCCTGCACTATCTTGCTAATCCCGTCCGCAACCTCTTGACTGTTATCTATCTGCTGCTCTTCCTTTACAAACTTCATAATATCTTCCACAGGTACTAGGCTGCCATATAGCCTGCCGAACTTACCATATTTTGAGTTAGTTTGATTGCAGCAGATACGAACTATCCAGAATTTAAATACCTGCTTTCCTTTGGCTTCTAATTCCTGCAATTTTACTGCATCGTATTCTAGAACGATCACCGCTACTTCCTGCCTGAGATCTTCCCATAAGTCTTTGCCTATGTTCTGAAATACATATTTAAACTCTTGATCATATAGCCATCCGATCGCTTTCATTTCAGGCTGATAACTTCCCCTGTGGGCTGCCCTGCAAAATCACAAAGCCACCCGTTCCATTCAAAGCGAATCTCCTTCTGTCGGCCGTAATATGACGCAGCAAGCAGTCTTATCTGCCTTTGTACTATCTCTATACTTTGAAAGCTTCCTTTTCCCTTGTTCATCCATGCAGACCACTTACCGCTTGATTCCTTGTAGCGGATCTCAAGAGAATAATCTAGCTTGGATTTGGGAAGCCCTCTAGCCATTCCTTTCTTTAATAATTACTTCTAATCCTATAGCCTCACAGATCATGCGCAAGTTAAAAAGACTGATTGATTCCCATCCATTTTCTACCTGATTGATAGGTGCATGGCTTAGCCCTAGCTTTGCGCATAGTTGCAACTGCGTGTATCCGCTTTTCTTTCTTGATTTCCTGATTAATAGTCCTTCTTGTACGCTCATTTGGTTTGTTATTTATTCAAATATAGGATTAAAATTAATATCCTATTTTTAAGGGTGAATTTTGTCTAAAAAGGTAGCATCTTATAAATCCCCATTTGTATAAAATCTTCACCTTTTTTGACTAAGCACTTCCTTACATTCAATTCAAAAACCATTTTGTCGTTAAACCCGTACTTTTTTTGTGCCAAATCCAAAAGTAACTTGATCGGATTATCTAAATCACTAGCCGAATTGCTAAAGCCAAAGAAAAATTCAATCCGCAGCATCTGATCCTCAGCAACTTTACCCTCAGGCATCCTTAGTAAGATCTCTTTTTCATACTTTTTATATGCTGGTGTCTTGAATCGTTTGCCTTGCCATGCCAGATTAACTGAAAGAGGCTTTTGGTTTAGTTTAAATTGAATCATTTGCAGGCCTTATAAACAAAATCCATTCCTATCGTAACCCCCGCTACAATAAAAATAAACCACAGGCCACAGTCAAAGTCAAAGGTGATCAAGGCAAAGCAAGTGAGCAGCGTAGTCTGAATGCTGAATAAATCCTGCTTTTTAGGGGTTAGATTTTCAATTAGCTTTTTCATATTGTTAGCTGTTTATCTAGTTCGTTGTATTGTTGAATCGCTTTAAAGATTTGATGTACTACCTGAGGAACTATAGCGTTTCCTCCTGCTTTGATTGATTCGTTTCTCCATTTAGAAAAGGTAATAGAGTCCAATCTGTCGGAAATCCCATCATCTCCATCACAAATTGGGGGGACAATTGGGAAGTTTGTCCAGTTGTTTCCCTTGCTCTTTTTGTTAATGAATCTTGAGTTTCCAATCCTGTCACTTTGTCCCCGCAATCGGATGTTATTGGAGTCGGTAGCATTTGATTGTGAAAATCCACAAACGCTTCCAAGTGACTCATTGCTTTCTCGTGTCCTTGTCTTTTTGCTCTGGATTGATAGCCTTCCTTCCCCCCCACTTTTGGAGTTGGCAGCATTTGATTCTTTATCAATTGAGGTAAAGTCAGTTGTAAATTTATCCCCTTCTCTGCCCAAAGTTCCTTCCTTTCTTGATACTTCTCTGGTGTTTGTGCATCCTTGTAATCCCTCGAGTTCGGGGTTGGCAACATCCCCATTGATAGTGCCCTTGTCAATGTGACTGAATGCATTGATCCTTCCTTCACCTGTGTTGACTTCATTGTATTGGATGCGTTGGTCGCATCGAAACAGGTCGGAGTTGGAAGTAGTCCCCTCAATGCCATTTGATCTAATGGCATCGTAAAAGGTTTGTGACCCTTCTCTATCAATCTCTCCATTCTCTGATCGTAAGCATCGAAGTTCGTTTGCTCTCTTGCTTGCGCCAGAGGAGTAGGCAATAAACCAAATTCTATCCCTTCTGTGGGGAGCGTTGACGGCACAAGCTGGAAGTAAAAACGGTGTGACTTGGTAGCCTTGAGCTTCCAGTTCAGCCTGCACTTCATCGAAAACCAACCCTCCGTTCCAATTAGTAAGCCCGCGAACGTTTTCGCCCACAACCCAGGTCGGCTGAATCTCTCGAATTGCTCTAAGCATCTCAGGCCAGAGGTGTCTCTCATCCTCCTTGCCGAGACGCTTTCCTGCGGATGAATAGGGTTGACATGGGAATCCACCTGTAATGATGTCAATTCTTCCTCTGTGAATAGTGAAATCTGTCTTTGTGATGTCATGATAAGTGATTGCATTAGGCCAATAATAATTTAAAACTTTCTGTCCGAAGGGATTCCATTCGCAATGAAATACGTTTTCCCATCCCATCCATTCTGAGGCTAAGTCAAAGCCTCCTATTCCGCTGAATAGTGAGCCATGTCTCATATCAATTTATCTAGGTTTCTATTTTCCTTTATTGATTCCAGAATGAATAGCTTCCAAATCTTATTCTTAGACTTTGCCCCTACGGTTATTTCGTCTATGTACCGGGTGCTGATCCTTAACTCCCTGCGCACATCCTTTTCAATGTCTTCAACCGGATACTCCCAAGGCTTCAGTATTCCTTTCTCTTGGAACTTGCTAAACCAATTCCCTCCCCACTCAGCTAAGTCTTTGCAGAACCCGCTTTCCTTTGCGCTTTGGTAGTTGTCCCTGAATATCTGCTTTCCGATCTCTATCCATTCAGCTATCTCTTCCTCTGTAGGTTCTCTATGCTGCTGATTCATTGCCTGTACCTCCTGTACTATTTGGCTGTGGTGGTGCGCATAGTATTGATTGATCCATCCGCTTACATTCTTTTCGTTGACATGGTAGAAGTCCCCGTACTGCCCTCGCATCCCTGCGTGAAGGATGTAATCCACTCGCTTTTCATCCATCCATCCGTAGCTAGTAAATAGCTTGTTAAGGCAGTTTAGTAATTCGACACCGTCTTCTTGGCTGTATTCTTTAAACTGTTTTAGCCCGCAGACAAATTCCATTTTTTGCAGGTGCTTTAAAATTATTCCTTTCATTGGTTAGATTGTTTTTTTAGTTCTTCCTCTCTTAGTAGATCCTGATACATATCCGCAAATATGTTTTTGCTTTTGGGCTTTTCTTCTTTTTGCCTGTAGGTGTTGGTTCTAGGCTGCTTAAATCTGCTTGCGTTATTTTTAACAAACAAGATAAAACTATTTTTTAAATGCTTTTCACTTTCAAAATTTTGGCCTTCATGGGTTAGATCCCATTCCTGATATAGCTTTTGTACTTGGTCATCATTTAAATCATAGATGTGAGACATATCTTCAAATAGATTTTTACCCCCTAGCCTCCTAGTAGTAAAAATATTAATAGAAGATATTACATTCTCATTTACATTACCATTTACATTTACATTACCATTTACATTTACAGCTAGGTTTGCTACATCATTTGTAGCATCGCTAGGTTTTGCTAGGATATTTGTAGCATTGCTAGCTTTTGCTAGGCCTCCTTTCTTTCCTGCTTCTGCCCTTTGGCTTTTCTTTTCATCCCAGATTTTAAGGTCTCTTTTTAGCTGAGTCTTAATTGGAAGAAAGGCTACCTTGATTAGCTTATCTTCTGTAATTGGATCTTCATCATTGACATAGCTAAAAATATGCTTAATTAATTTACCGGCATCTTCATCTGAAAGTTCATCAAAAACTTCCCTTTGATCCGTGTACAAAACAAATGATTTTTTTCCTTGCATTTTTACAAATAAAAAAGCCCAACAGGTGAGAGTCTGTCGGGCTAGGTTAAAATAAACCTCTGGAATCATTCTTGCCTCTCACCGCAGGAATAATTCGATACTCAAATATAAAACTTTTTTTTATCATCCTACAAGATTCCTTCTTTTTAGATGGAAATAAATACAGGTGTACGATCTACCTAGTTCTAGTGCTATCACCTTTGTGGGTGTCCTCTCCTGCCAGAGTTCAAAGATCCGCTCTTTGTCGTGTTCTGTTAGATTCCTACTTCTCAAAAGTCTAGTTTTATTCTTTCAGCAGCTTCACGGTATTTTTTATTTAATACCATTTCATCTGTCGACATATACATAGCAACTCTTTTACCGTTTTCTAAGGTTATTATTTTTGTAGCAATACTACAGCCTTCATTTCTAAGGTCTGAAATTCTAGCAGCTAATCGAAAGCACCCAAACATATTCAAGGCTTCTAGCTGAGTTATATAGTAGCCATTAAGAAGCCACCCTTTTATTAATGCGTTATGTGAGTCGATGCTTTTCATAGGGCTGATATAAATTTTTTACACTCATTTAAATTAGTTACAAATTCTTCTTCTGTGATCTGCTGGTAGTTCTCGGCCTTCACCAAATACTGAACGTACCTAATATTTTCTACCCTGATGTTTGGGAATAACTCCAGAGCAAAAATATTTTTTAGGCTGTTAGGGTAGTAGGTCACCGCTAGGCAGGTCTTATCATCTAGCAGCTTGTACGAAGTGTACTTGCAAATAGTGAAGTAAGTAGACAAGGTAAAGTCATCTTCGATGTCTACTGTTTTGAGGGTTTTGATTGTTAAATTTTCCATTTGGTTTTTGGTTAGTTGTTTAAAATAGTTAATACTTCTTCTTCGGTCATCTGGATCTCAGATGAAAATTCTGGAAGGTAGTAGAACTGGTCATTTCTGAAAAATACAGTTCCCTCGCCTCTAAATTTTGGATGCTTCACAAAAAATCTGTGACCTACTTTCTTGAGTGATTCTAGCTTTTGCATTTTAGTTTTATAGTTTGGGGTTTACGATAATTTAATCCCTAGCATATAGCCAAGGGCAAAGATGGGTGACAAGGCTAGAATCGTGTAAAGGATTTTGCCTATAATCTGGAGTGCTTTTTTCATAGTGTAGGAAGTAAAGCCCCGAAGGGCATTGGTTTAGTTAAGGATTTTAGCAGCCCACTTCTCTGCGTTCTTGATATTTGAAAAGTCTTTTGCTAGCAGCACCTGATCCATGCCCTGAAAGAACTGAACGTAGAACGCTCTGAATCTTCCTGTAGCATCTTTGCTGATTTTTACTGCCTTGCTGCCTGATCTGTTTGTCAAAATTTTCATAGTGTGAAAGGGTTAGAGTTATTTGATAGACAAATCTAAACAATAGTTTAGAATATGCAATACTTTATCACAAATATTTTTGAATTAATTTTTTATCTGTGGCCTCCTTGACTAGATCAGCCACTAGCTTGAATTTGATTTCCAGATCTTCAGCTATTTCTTTCTTGGAGTACCCCCAGCACGACAGGGTAATTACCCGGTTGACTAATTCCCGCGGCATTTCATTTACTAGGTTGGCCCTAGGGTTATTTGAAGATACTTCTAAGATGTGATACAGGATGTAGTTAACTGAAGTTATCCTGATTCCCATGATCTCGGCTATTTCGTGCTTTGTATGGCCTTGGGTATATAACTCCCGAACCAAAGGCACTAGGCTTTCATGCTTACAAGCTGCCATATTTTCTCAAAGGTTTCATTGAAGGGTAGCTTTTCATTTTGACAGGTAGACCTCACCCCCTTGGGGGCAAGATCACCGGGTCTCTTGATGAATTTTCCTAGGTATAGATATGGGATCATTTGATTTGCAGGTTAAAATTTTCAATAATTCTCGCACCGAATACAGTCTCACCTTTTTTGATTGCTTCTTTGATAGCCATCTTGTCTGCCGTTACTACGGTCTTAACATTCTGGAATGAACTAGGCAGGGCTTCGACAACATCTACCTCCACGGCTTCCGATCTTCTTAATGAAATCTTAAATAGTGGGCTTTCTATCTTCTCGATACCGCTTACTAGCATGGCATTCTTGAGGCTTTCTGTTAACCATGTGACCTTCTTATCCCTGCTTTCTTTCATTGCCTTGAGTCGCTTAATTTCAGCATCTATCTGATCGCTTTCCCCTTGGTAGTTGCTGATCACCTTAGCATAGTTGATGCCTTTGATCTGTAGCTGTTCCTGATTGATTAGCAGTTCAGCTTCTAGTTCAGGTGTGAGTTCTTCAGTTTCAAGAAGCGCAGCCAAATACTGCGCCTCATTTGTTATTTCGTATAGGTTCATAATAGCCCGTCTAAAATTTCAGTTTGATCTTTGGTTAACGTGTATTTTTTTAGTGCCTCCTTGGCTGTCTTCTGTTGCTCTGGAGTTCCGTTCAAGTACTGAACTATTCCTGCAAACTGTGCTTCTGTAGGTGGTGTCTTGCTAGGTGCGGGTGCAGGGGCTTGCCTTACCGGGCGCATTGCAGCCTCACCATCGTCATCTGATATGGCTAGGTTTAGAACGCTTGTAATTGCGTATCGTCTTGCATAGCTGATCGCAGATCCTTGCGCCTGTGGATCGTTTTGCCTTACTACCTGAAGCGTGTAGGTAGCTGAGATAAACTCACCGCTTTCTGCATGAATCAGCATCGTTGTAAGCCCGTCCCCATTTGGAAATTGGCTTAGGATTAGCCCTGCCTTTTCTAGTGGTTCTGCAACTTCCGTGATAATGTGCGGAAGGCTTGCGTAGTTTGACTTAAAGAACGGGTTCTTTGCATCTTTGCTGATGCGCCCGACCATAGCGTGAAACTTGGCTAGGCCTTGGGTAAGGTTCTGAATACTTGGTGATCTTTCCATTTGTTTATTTGGTTTTGGTTAATAATTTCTTTCTATTTCTAGTTCTAGTTCCATAAGCATAGACCGGGTAGGGATTACCTCATAGCCATGCTCATAAGATGACAGGCTTCTAGTGTGATCTATCGTGATCTCCATCTCCCCGTAGGCAGGAGCAAATTCGCTTTCATCTTCACCGGTGTGTTCGATGGTGTAGTCACCTATCCAAAGGTAGTCTTGACCTTCGTAGGTGAATGTGATCTCTTGATCAAAGTAGTTTTCTGAATCGTAGTTCATTTTTTTTAGGGTTTAATTGTAAATAGTTATTTGTTTTTTAGGAACACAAGCTATAGTCATAGATGGAAACTCTAATTTGTTAATGATTTTTTGATCTTTATCACTTACATACCCGTTACTTCCTTCGCCATCTATAACCAACTTGCGTAAATTTGCGCCATATTTATTCTCAAAATGTTTGACCAATTCTGCTAGTTTATCGTAGTCAATAACCTCAACTTTTTTCTCAATTTTTATTGGTGCATATTCTCCCATAGTTTTCCAACTTGTAGGCATTTCACACAATCTCTGATAAGAATTAGACAACCTTTTTTCATTTCTTTTTGCTATGACAAAATCTTTAGCTGATCCCTTTTCAATTATTGATTTCGGAATCCAACACTCAAAAAATAGTTGTTTGTGCTTTTTTACTCCTTCAGGTGTAGCTTCAAAATAAGGAACTTTTGCAAAAATTGCTTTTTCGGTTTCTTTTATGGTTTCAAAATTGAAGGTTGTCATGGTGTGTTTTGGTTAGATGTGCTTGTTTGATGAATCAAATATCGAATAAATAAATTAGAATAAAAAACATTTTAGAAAATATTTTCAACAAAAAATGAGATTTTTTTCAAAGCTGATTTTTAAAACCTATAACTTGCAAGAAAAAACGATGGAAGAATCAGAGATCTTGAACCCCTTTGGATACGGCAAAGCCTCCAGAGTCATAGACGAAAACCGCAAGCCCACGGAATGGTGGATAGAATACACTTCTATCAATCAAGTAACGGCAGAAAATGAGTTTTACGTTTTGTTTGAAGATGGCTGCCTAGTAAAGAAGGGCAGGTCTAAATTTAGATCAAGTCAGTACTTGAAAGGGGATAGGTTCAGATCCTTTGCTGCGTGTCATCAATCAATAACGTAAAACAGAGTTTACAAAAAGGACTCTAAATGTTTATTATATT